ATATAGTCCCATATTTCATATAATTATCCTTCTTGTCGTCATTTAATATGCTGTTTTCCGTTTTGTATTTCTCCCACTCTTCTTCGGTTTTTACAAACTCTATATTATTTTCTTCATTATGTTTAATCTTATTATAATGAGCGTTCATTCCTGTTTCTTTTGAAATAATGTATGGCGGGTCTGTTAGTATCAAATCCACAGAACCATCTAGAATAGTTGATAAATATTCTAAGCCATCTATGTTTTTAATTTCAAAAACTTCAGAGCTTTCCGCCATTATATCTATATCTATATCTATAATAATCAATAGTATTATAAATATTAAAGAGAATCAATTTTTAATCCCTCCAATTTATTTCCAGATATTACATAATCAATAAAGTTAAAAAATATATAATAAGCTATGCTATGTTATGCTACGCATTCTACAATTGTCTTCGTTTCTATATAGAGAGTGTGATAGCGTATCTCTTGGTGTATCTTGGTTCCTTTTGGCTATTCTCTATAATTATTATAAATATAAGGATATTACCTTAGCAGTTCTTGAGACACAGGAATATTCATATTTTTTCAATTTTAATTTTCAATTTTTATAAATATCTAGTTGCTTTTAGATACACCACAATATCTATATAATAATAATGAAATATATAAAAATTGACGATGTACAAATACCTATTATTACAAAGCCTGCATAGAAAACCGGATAAGCCTTAAATAACTAATTGATAACAGCGCGAGCTTGGTATGACCTCAATTTCTCTTATGGATATTATTGACACCGAAGCTTCGCTGGGCGAAAAGATATTCGGCGATAACAAAGCATATACTATAGTGTGCATCAACAATACTTGTTTGGCATTTAATAAAATCACAAAGGAAGATATAGCGAAGCGCCGTGGAGAATATTATTGCGAGCATATTCCTAAAAAAATTGAAGAAGCTATGAAAATGTTTACTTATTCGGAGCTTGGGATTACAACTAAAAAATATATGAAACTTATCCCCATTAAATATCGCAACAATTATATGAACTTTTCTAATATGGATAGAGAACATTATCTATCTATATATGAATCAACTATAGATGCTCTTGGAGAGAAAATAAATAATAGCATTTATCACGAGAATATTCTTAGGCAAATGATAAAACAATTCAAACATTATATTATACTTAGTAATAATAATAATTATATATGGTACGGATTATATGGTAATCTTTATAAAAAAATGATGATAGAGCACTATGTATTTATAATATCTAAAATGAATTATGTATTGAAGAAAAAAGATTTTGAAGGCGAAGAACATCTTATTGGAATGTTGCAACATCTATTCACAGAAGAACTCATAGAAATCATAGAGTAGCGAATCTATATCTATAATCCCAAGTATTTATTTAGATATTTTTCTAATTTCCTATTTAATCTGCTATTAAATCCTTCAAAATTTCTCGTATATTTATAATCTCTTTCCTCTTCAATATCAGTACTAATATCCTCAAAGAAACTCCTTATATAGTTAGGATACGTTTCCTCTTTCTCTTCTATCTCTTGGATTATCTTATCTAATATTTTTATAGGATTCTCTTTCCATAGCTTCTCGTCTTTTTTAATCAACAAATCATAATAATTGTATATATCGCCGTGATTATCTTGGTAATGACTGTATAACGCGTGATATATTTCTTTTTTCAATTCATCTCGTAGCATTTTATCCCATTTCCATACAATTTTAATATAACTATTATCATCTAGCAAGAAGCAATATGTAATAATCTCCTTATTATCATATCTATCCTTGTCATTTTCAAAGTCCGGATTATATATAAGGAATCTCTCAAATAATATCTCTATCATTATATCCCAAAAGTTCAATTGAGATATATTGGATTTGAGTATAATATGAATCACAGAATCCTTGTTATTTCCTATGATTGGAAAGTTGCTCTTGTATATTGAGAAATAATTGTGCGAGCTTTTTAATCTAATATATTTGAAGATGTTCCATTTAACATTTTTATACTTCTTAATACTGCATTTATTTACGATATTGCGAATATTTGTAATACTATTGAATAATTCCTGTTCCTTATTATCCGCGTTATCCTTGTTATGAAAGAAGTCTGTAATATTATACAAGTCCATAGGTGTTATCCCTGAATATCTTTTGGACACGAACAATTCTATTAAATATGCCAAAATTATTGATTCGTATACCGACAATTCACCCAGCTTATCGCATTTTATCTTATCCTGAACCTTCTTAATAGCCTTGTAGATTATATCGTGATAATGGATATAAAAGGCCTTATCTGATATTTTGCATAATGGTATGTTTTCAAGGCTTTGTACTTTATTTTTATAACTATCCAAATATTCCCAGAAATCATACACTCCGTATGATACTATTCTTTTACCTGATATTATCCTAAGTATTACGAATAAATGCGAATTACTATCAACGGCCGTAGCCTCCTTTTTCTTAATAATATTTATAACAATATTATAATAATATGTTAGGTATTTGATACAATGATATCCCCAATCAACTCCTTCAACCCTTTTCTGCGTTTTTAAGCCTATCTTCCATTCTTCTATAATGCTGTTATAAGTTATATTATTCGCCTCCAATATTTTTATTATTCTGTCCTTGCTAACTATATCCTGGATTTTTTCCAATCTTATATTTTTTGATATCGGCGGAATATTGCAGTCATATCCGCATTTTATAAACAGCTTGTGGATATCATCTTTATTTTTATTCAAATCAAAGTAGATTTGTTTTTTAGCTCTCGTCAAAGCTACGTGGATATACGAATCATAAACCAATCCCTTCTCCTTATTACTTAGAAGTTTCAGAGATGATTCGGTTAATGATAATACAAATACTACATTTCTTCCGTCGCCCTTAGAAGAGCGAATAGACATAATACGCGTCGCCTCTATTGAATCCTTCGTGTTTATTACAGCACCTTCAGTATGCTTGTGTAAATACGCATATCTCGTATATTTTTTATCATATTTTTTAACCCAATAATCTTGTATTTTAGATTCTAGCTCTGAAGCTATAGTATTTGATTTCATAATCGGGAATATAATTAGAAAGTCATTAGGCAAGTACCCGTTCGTCTCTACTTCGTAATTGTAATAGCCCATAATTTTATTACAGTAGATAGTGATTTTTTCGGCCATCATTTTATCATCACCATAAATCCTTGGCAGGTCTTCCATAATTTTTATAGGCTCAGTATTTACCGTTTTAACTATATCATCGTCGCAAACAATAGGCGGCAAGTCGTGTTTTTTAAATGCACACAATCTATTGATTTCGGCTTCCATATTAGAAACCTTGATGCGCCTGTTAATATTCACAGGTTCGCGGATATCTATTCGTATATTAGGTAGCCCCTCGCTTACTACGCTCGTTAAAAAATTGTTAGGATATTCCAGAGATTGCAATTTATCACCTACGACATTTACATAACACCCTGTATCATAAATTATCTTAGAAATAGCGTATAAATAATTTACGGGCAAATCTTGAACTTCGTCTATCCATATCTCCGTCTCCTTGCTCAGCTGTATATATTGCCCGGCATATCTCATATATCCGTTCTTGATTTTTGTAGCCCCTTTCTCGGCGATGTTATCAACTATTCCCGAGAAATAATTTGCCCCACTCTCTTTGGAATTGGCGAGATTAAAGCAGAATGAATCTATCGTTCCTATAATAACAGTACATTCTCTACGGGAACTGGATTTTTTATTAACATATTTGATTACATAGTGCTTCTCGGTATTTTCCTCCGTATCATTTATAATATTTTCTATATGAAACACATTTTCCCCATTCGCATATCTGCTCTTTTGGTCTTGTAATTCCTCGTAAATCACCGTTTTTGCGGAATGCTGTTTTGTAAGAATAATATATGTCGTCTTATCAATATTATCACAGATAGATTTCCAGATTCCATATGTTTTGCCATTTCCCGCGCCCTGCTGATGGACGCTCAAAACCGATTTAATAGTATTATCGTCATCCCAGAAATCCCATATATTATCTGGTTTCATTTGTAAAAACCGTATCGTCTCATTTAATGTCTTGTACTCCTTTATTTCTATCATACTGCTCTTTATCTTTTTGAGTTCTATTTTGAATATCTTGTCGGCTATTTCAACAAGAATATACTCGTATGTTTTATTAAACGATTTGTATTTCCAATCATCCGTAAATATTAGTAGGAAATTATTGGAAGACAATTTATCTAATGTTATCCCAGTATTACCGTCAAGCAACCATATGATTTCTTTGCCAAACTTATTCCAATCATTAAATCTCTTAGTAATATCTTCCTCTGATATGTATGAATACTGAATCTCTAATGTCTGCTTATTATTCAATAGGATATCTGCTCTCCTACAAGTATTACTATTACTATTGCTGGGGGCACATAAAAATTTAACTTCGCGCATATCTTGCGGAAATAACCCCTCCATTTTATTATGCCATAACCCGGGCATTCATATAATAATATTTGATACTTATTATTTATATCAATATTATCATTTTTTACTACCAATATCTATGGTGCCTGTCTATAAAATAAAAAATAAAAAATTGATTTAATATATTGTTAGTAATTACCATAGCCATTAGAGACTCTCGGATACTCGCAAATACCCATAGAATATGTCTAACATTATTGATGTAATAAATACTGAGGAGGCTATTGGGCGTAAGATGATGATTGGCGGAGACAATATCAAGCAGATGGCGATATTGAGTGGTGTATCTAAGCAATTTAATAGGATTGTTAAGAATGATATGGAGACGCATCGTAATAAATATATCAAAAGGCAAATCCTCAAGAAGATTGATGTAATTATAACAAACAAGATGTATTCTATGATAAAAAATCAAGGTAATAGAAGGAATATTTACAAAACTCTTGAAGAATACGACGAGGATTTGCACGAACTCGCGAAACAAATATATGTCAAGATATACGATGATATTATCAGCGATCTTAATATGGTTTATCGCGAATATATATTTGATGGAAGTATAACGAATAGCTGCTATGAAGCATATCTATTTGGTATAATGGAAAAAGAATATTCAAAGCTTATCGAATACCTTGAAAAAGATTTTGAGATACCACAGATACCACAGATACCACAGATATCTAAGATATTCATATAAAGATTATAATATCAATAATATTAATAATGCTTATTCCTATGATATTCAGTACTTTTCCAGAGTGTATTCCCGAAAAGGGCATATTACATGTTGGTGCTCATATGTGCGAAGAGAGAGCCTTATATAACAGTATAAATGTTGGTGATAATGACATATTATGGATTGAAGCTATCTGCGAAACTGTAACATATGTAAAAACGGTTAATGATAATATTAATATAATTCAATCGGTTATAACTGACAAAGACGATGAAAATATTAACTTTATGATAACTAACAATACAGAATCATCTTCTATTTTTAATTTTGGAACACATGCCATAGAACATCCACAAATCTTTGAAATAGAAAGGCGTCAATTAAAATCAATAACACTAAATACGCTCTTTGAGCGAAATAATATATCATATGATAGATATGATTTTATTAAAATAGATATTCAAGGAGCCGAATTGAAGGCTCTCAAAGGAGCTGTCTGCATTCTACCGTATATCAAAGCAATATATACGCAAGTTAATGTAAATATGCTTTATGAAGGCACCGGGCTCATGACAGAATTAGACGAATATCTCGCTACTTTTAATTTCAAAAGAGTTATGACAATTATGACGCAACACGGTAATGGTGAATCATTATACATCAAAAATTATGATAAAAATGGTCCCATAGCAGGTAACTTCATAGATATAAATGAAGAATCCTTACCCGTCGTAAATTATAGTCCTACTAACGGTCCTCCTCCTGAAGTAACTTCATAGATATAAATGATATAGACACATAGATGAAAGATACCACAGATATCCCGAATATTAATATAAAGATTGTAATATCAATAATACTAAAATACTAATATTACTATGCTTATTCCTACGATTTTTAATACTTTCCCGGAGTGTATTCCAGAAAAGGGCATATTACACATCGGCGCCCATATGTGCGAAGAGAGAGCTCTTTATAATACTATAAATATAGGGGATACTGACACATTATGGATTGAAGCTATTGGAGAAATTGTCGGATATGTAAAAAAAATTAATGAAAATATCAATATAGTTCAGGCTGTTATAACAGATAAGGATGACGAAGAATTGAGCTTTATGATAACTAACAATAAAGAATCGTCTTCTATTTTTAATTTTGGAACACACGCTATAGAACATCCGCAAGTCTTTGAAATAGAAAGACACCGATTAAAATCAATAACACTAAATACACTCTTTGAGCGAAATAATATACCACGCGATAGATATGATTTTATTAACATAGATATCCAAGGAGCCGAATTAAAGGCTCTCAAAGGAGCTGCGTGCATTCTTCCGCATATCAAAGCGATATATGCAGAAGTTAATGAAAAGATGCTTTACGAAGGCGCGGGGCTCTTGCCAGAATTAGACGAATATCTCGCGACCTTTAATTTCAAAAGAGTTATCACAAATATGACACAGCACGGATGGGGCGACGCCTTATACATCAAAAACTATGTCATTCCCGCAAGTCCCTCCGGTCCTTCCGGTCCTATCATAAATATGAATGATATAGACACTATGAACTATATGAATACCAATGATATTATTTAAGGGAAGCATAAAAATGTAATGTAATTAATATCAGGGGATGGGGTAATTTTGTAATATTCGTATTCGCTTTCTTTAACTGGTATAATATTTTCTAAAAATCTGCGATTATCGTAATAGCCTAATATTTCTGTTTGTCTTTCATATATTTTATTGATTTCTCTTAATATATCTAAGTATATTGGCGATTCTATTTTTTTGCTCTGTAATATCAACGGCGTTATTGTATCCGTTTGAGCATTATAATTAATTATTAACCGTGGTATATAAATAATCACGACATTGTCGAGAGGATATCGAGAATATAAATATTCGTCCATACAATAAGAAATATTATAGTAATTAATATAATTATAATAATTCATATAATAATCCTCATCATAATCAGAGCCTACATCAATATGTAGGCCTTCCACTAAACTGCTGACCTTCTGCAATTTATTATTAGCCTTTTCAATATCCTTTTCATATAAATCTGCTACAATTCCTAATATTTTATTCAATATATCATAATTGAGAATATCAAGATAATTCTTTGCAGTAGCCATCACTATAGTTATTCTTATTATTCTTAGTATTTTTATTATTTTTATTCATATATAATTATTCATATGTTGCGAGGTATTGTAAAAAATGACTTATGAAATAACTATATTTTTTATAATTATGATATTTGAAATATTTAATATTCTTTTGTTATTGTGTAGTCTCGCAATAAACATCAAGATATTGAATATTACCCATAATATACAGAGCAAAAACAAGATACAAAACCCGTCAGCATCATTAGCTGATATGGCTGCTGATATGATGAGCTGCGATAGCTGTGACGCGAACTGCGCGAACTGTGATAGCCGTAAGGAGAATAATGTATCACTTACAGTCGGTGTAGATAATGAAAATGTCAATGTAAATTTATTAGGAAATAATCGGCAAGGAGAGTCAAAAGAATGGACGGAAATACAGATTAGCAAATAAATGGGCCTCTATTTATATTTTATATTGAAATCGGTAAGGTCGTTTTTCCCGAGTGCCCTTTTCTATTATTCTTTTTTAGTAATAATAATTACTATATCCAATACCTTATATAATAATCGTATATCTCTAATAGGATGAGTGATAAATCTTCTATAGATGCAAAGGATAAGAAAAATAAAATTAAATATTTTTTAATCAATAAGACAAAATGCAAATTGCGCAATTTAATAAATAACCATACGAAAACACATAAGCCTTATAAGACAATTACCGGCGGGACTAAGGGACATACCGATAAACCTTCATTTAATCCATCTGCCCTCCCATTTAATCCATTCGGAATGCCGTCTCCGTCTCCGTCTCCAGTAGCAACAGCAACCCCTGCTGCGCCTAAGAGTCCTAAGAGTCCTAAGAGTCCTAAGAGTCCTAAGAGTCCCAAGAGTCCTAAGAGTCCTAAGAGTCCTAAGAGTCCCAAGAGTCCCAAGAGTCCTAAGAGTCCTGTCGGTTTAAGCAGAGAATGTCTCAATATTCTTCGTCAGCAACACGCAGGGAAACCCGAATATATGTTATATAATGCTTATAGATATCACGATGATTATGCGACATTTAGGGATTTTAATGAAATAAATATAGCTATTCCTAACTTGAAGAACGCCGCTAAAAATAGAAAGGGCAAACCTATACAGCAGGCAGAAATAGAACACAATAGAAATGGGATGACTAATATAGGCGCAATTCTATATAACAGACACTCTTCGGGAAGTAATCCTCCAAAAATTGGCACTATAATTGCAGCCAATTCGGGGAGACCCGGGGGTGCTTGTGGCAATTTTAATGGCACCGCCGAAAATATTCATCCAAACCACAGAACACAAGAAGAAGATATTTTATCTAATTGGTTTACGACATATGTATATAATAAGGGTATAACAAATGAACGAGAAAAAGAAAAGCTATATAACAAGCTCTTCGGTTGTACTATATATAACAAATGGGGGCTTGCTTATCCTTACGCAAAAAAGACAGATAAGGATAAATACTTTGCGACAGTTCAGGGAATAAATTATAGCGATGCTATACCGCGAGAATATGCAGACGCTTGGACGATAGATAATGTATATCTAAGTGATAAAAGATATCATTATAAGGGTTCGCAATATATACACGAGCATCAGTATAAAACCACGCTGGTTTTTGTATCGGGACCTAATAATAATAACCCAGGGACGAAAGGCCCTATCAATTCTGTATATAGAACCTATAATGAAACTACAGATGCCCGCTTTGATATATTTATAAGAGGCGTTGAAGCTGCTCTATTTGCCGCATTAATTGCGATGGTTCGCAGTAAATGTAATGTAGCTCTTTTAGTATATGTTTCGGGTGGCGTATATCGCGGAAAACACGACAAAGAAGAATATAGAAATGCCTATGAAAATGCGTTGAACAATTTATTAATGAACGTTCAAATAAATGGCTTAGAATTAGGCAGCTATTTTGATGCCGTATATTTACTCTAATTATATTAAAAGTTTGAAAAATTGATTAATTACAGTAATATAATAATTACTTCTTGGCTTAATGTTGAACTTAATAACAGATGTTATTATTACATTCCTTATTTTAGTATCTTTAACATTAGCATTAGCAGTTAGTAATAAAAATGAAACTAATGAAACTAAGGAAACTAATGAAACTAATAAAACTAATGAAACTAAGGAAACTAATGAAACTAATGAAACTAATGAAACTAAGAAATACAGAAAGAATAAAGATGAAATTGCAGATAATGACTTAAGATTACTGTCAAAATGCAATAATATATTTTGGGGAAGTTTATCATCAAATCATTATGCAGTTGATTTATTGAAGAAAAGGTTTGAATATGAGAAATGCCTAAGTGAGGCTGAATATAAAAGACTACCTTTTAATCATAAAATAGATTGGGTTCAAATATCAAGAAATGAAAATGCTATTGAACTCATTAAGGATAGGATAGAATATGAGAAATTATTAGGCGATGAATATAAATATCAGGAAATATCTTATTGTAGCAATACATACAATAAAATAAATTGGGGTAATATGACAAGAAATCAGAACGCTATTGAACTGCTGAGAGAAAGAATTAAATATGAAAAGACATTATCAAAAGAAAAATACAGTAATTTGCGAAATAGGATAGATTGGATTGATAGTATGGGCGATGAATCAAATAAAAACGCAATAATTTTACTGAAAGATTTGCTTATAGAATAGCTCATAATTCGGAAATAAATTACTAATATACCAGCGTTCTTCTTTAATATGTAATATATAATATATAATATATAATATATAATGATTTGGAGGAGTCCAATAGTATTTTTATAAAAAGAATATTTTTTATATATATATTTATTAGAATTATGAAAACATTTTTAGAAGATAAAAAGGTTATCAAAAGTTTTTTAGATAAACACGCTACAGTATATGATTTAAAAGATTGTGTTGGAGATAAGGGTCTGTTCTTAAACAATAACATTGAATATGGTGGCAGAGTACCTAATTTTATTATTGATAAATATGATATAAAGTATTTTACCGAAGTATTAGATAATTTAAACTTATTAGGAGAAACGCCCAGAAATATAACAACGGACTATTTACAATCTAATATTATTGAATTAATAATTCAATGGATACAGTTGCGATTAAATACTGGTATAATATTCAAGTTTTCTTATTGGGATTATCTAAATAATTTATATGTAAATGAATGTTTTAAAAATGGCTCTTTTAAATCCTTGGCAACAAAAGGTATGTCTAATACTAATATAAGAAACCTATATTTTGGAGATTGTAGAGAACACGAAGTATTATTGCACGTTATGTTAAAAATATATCTTCAACATCACGGTTTAGATAATGAATTTATGGTTTTTAAATATTATGGATATGGTACTACAATAACTAATTCTTCGTTAAATACTAAGTTTTGGAAAGATAAAAAGTTTGAATTAAATATGCACCTTAAATCGCAGATGGGAGGCTCTAAGTCCGCTTCTTCAAAAAATTCTTCAAATTCTCAATCTTCATCATTTATGAAAAAAACGCTTTTCCCTTCTATTGATAAAATAGAAATTGCAACTTGGGAACATACACATCCTCTATTATATGTAAAAAGCGAGAATAAAATATACGCGTTAGATGCTTTGGGGCATAAAACAGGACTGAATCCTAATATGGTTGAAAGACATAATATAGAGATAAAGATTGAAGCATTGCCCGTCCAAAATAGAATAGATGAATATAATTATTCGCTATGGTATAATAATTTACAAGATAAGGATTCGCGCATTTATGTTGAAAACCCTACACCTTTCAGTAAAAATACGCCATTTATAATGCCTGTTAAAAAGAATGTACAAGGTCTTATATTTGGCAACAAGTTTAACAGAGAAAAGTTAGAAAGTTCGCAATATTATAAGCCATTACTTAGAGTACTGGATTTGCGATCATTAAATAGAAGCGCTATATTATCCGAAGGTATTAACGAACTATGTCTAATAAAACAAAAAGACAGTTCCTCAAGTATGAGAACATCTCCTCAAACAGGAAAAAAATTTACTTCAAAATAGATATAAAAAATATAGATATATAGAATCCGCGCGTCCGTTTTAACATATTACTTCGTTACTTCGTTACTTCGTTACTTCGTTACTTCCGTTACTTCGTTACTTCGTTACTTCGCGAGCATCACAATAGCTAACGCTGCGGAAACTTGGCTTTCCACGAGAATCTCCATTAGCTTATTTTTATTTTTCAATAGTTTTTTCCTGAAATTGCCTAGTTCGCATTCATATATCCAATTGCGCGTACCATCGCCATTCAGAGTATCTACACGATATTCGTCCAAATCAAGTATGATATAACCGCTTTCCTCAAGCAGATTCTTCTCGCCATAATTATTAGCAAAGCTCGCATAATAATCTTGGTTATATCTTTGGTACTCCATTTCCATCCAAGCTTCATCTATGAGGTTTAAATTTTTGTCAATCATCTTCTGTAGTCTTTCATTTTCCAGAACACTATAGCAAATAGCTTCTTTCAAAATGTCCTTGCGATTATTGTAAAACTCGGCAATTTCGCGTTGAATATCAACAATCTCCATATGAGGCATTAGGCTCCCAATACTACAATACCAGTCTCTCTATCAATTTTTTAGATTTATTTATAATTTTAGAACAGATTATTGCTATTATAGCGATTATTGCTATTGTTAGCTTTTAATATAAAAAATATAAAATACATACATATATTACATACACACACATTCGCATTCGCATATACATATTACTCAATCAACTGTCTGGGGTGCGAGGAGCTTATACAATCTCAAAGATACACTCGCGCCTTGATAGTTCTTGCCAGTCAATTCTGTTATTAGTACCAAGATTTTTATATTGCTTGGAAGTAAGAGTGCTCTCGTATTCTGCTCGCTCTTTTAGCAATTCTGTGGCATTTGGATTCATCGACAAATATTTCCAATTAATCAATTCTTTGTTCTTCTCCAAGATTTCAATAGCGCACGGATTCACTGACAGGCCAATATAGAAATCGCTAACAGATACTCCCCTTGGCTTATTTTTCAACATTTCAATTGCTTCAGGATTTCTCGTCAATTCATTCCAATGAATTCTCGCGGGATTGGCTTTCAACAATTCAATCGCACAAGGATTTGCCGACAAATATTCCCACGAAAGCTGATTGTTCTTACCGAGCCTATAATACTCTTGAACACTCAGGCTGTTCTCATAATAGTGTCTTTGTTTCAGCAATTCGCTCGCATTTTTATTGAGCGACAAATATCTCCACGAAATTTTATGAGAATTTGCCTTCAACAATTCAATCGCTCCGGGGTTCTCAGACAATACAGTCCAATCTACTTTATCAAGATTCTCGGCCAGCAATTCAATAGCTTTCGGGTGCGGATTACTAGACAGCTGCACCCAATCAATCTTTTCATTGATATTAAGAGTCATATAATGCTCTCTGTTTTTCTCCAATTCAATCCTCTCTCTCAGCAAATCAATAATCCGCGGATTTTCATTATAACACATTCTATCAATCCATACTCTATATAGAAAGTAGCAATCTTTGCTGGCTTCATCTTCATCGTTATCTTCATCGTAATCTTCATCTTCAATAGAATATGGAGGCAACTGCTTCTCATACTCCATTCTCTCAAATATCATATCAACTGCTCGCGGATTCTTATTATCACACAGCGAACACCAAACAATATCGCGAGGATATTTTTTCAAGATATCAATTGCTTCATGGTTCATAGAAAGTTTCAACCAATTAACCTTTTCATCCGCTTTCAATTTCTTATATTCTTCTTTATCCATACTTTTCTCTTGTTCAATCTTTTCCTTCAACAAATCAATCGCACAGGGATTCTCTGACAACATACTCCAATTAAGCTCCTCTTTCTTAACCCACTTCCTCAAAACATACTTGGAAGGCAATAGGCTCTTATAATTCCCGACAATTTTGCCGAGGATATCATCTGGCAATTTGTTAATAGTAATAGAGGTGTCATCTGCTGTCAGAGAAGAGGTAAGAAGTCTCTCAACAATTTTTGACTGATTCTCAGAGATTTCCGCCATTTTCTCAACAGAAACGAAGTTGCTACTCATCGTGCTAATAATCCGGAGATGAGCTTTCTCTACGCGGTTCTTAGGCTTTTCTGAACTGGGACTCGCTGGGACTACAGGGGCTTGTCTGAGGATACGCAGGACAGTCGGGTGCAGGCTGTGCTAAAAAAAGTATTGGGCCCCATCAATTTTTATAGGAAACGGGTAAAAAAAGAGCATTTTTGGTTCCTCGCCTATGCGCAGGAATTAGAATATTTCATCATCTAATTTTACAGAAGTCTATGAAAAATTTATTGGATTATCAATACCATATTTATCCTTACCTTTATATCCTTCTATAAGTTATTCGCTTGTATATTTTATCCCGAACATTCTTAATAAAAATAAGTTTTTATGTGAAAATAAGGATTTAATGTTTTATTAATATTTAGAGTATAAATATATAACATCATAATATAATAATATCTCAACTAATTAATATTACTATAATGTCTTAAAAAGTAGTTTCAAACTTATAAATTACGATTGAATAAATGATGATATGTATTTATAAAGTCTTCCCATTTATTTCTAATATTTTCTTCTTTCATAATGTTTTCTTGCTTACTATAGTTGTTCTTTTGATGCGATATCCACATTCCAAGTTGTTTAATATCTTTATTTTTATTATGTTGTGATGGTAATTTATTATTAGTTTCAATATACAATCTTACTTTTTCCAATGTATCATTCCATCTCTCATCATTAGACATAAATAAATGAGAATATGTATTGTTAAAGTCTTCCCATATAATTCTAATATTTTCTTCTTTCATAATATATTCTTGCTTACTATAGTTTTTCTTTTGACTTGATATCCAATTTCCAAGTTGTTTAATATCTTTATTTTTATTTATTGTTGATGGTAATTTATTATTAGTTTCAATATACAATCTTACTTTTTCCAATGTATCATTCCATCTCTCATCATTAGACATAAATAAATGAGAATATGTATTGTTAAAGTTTTCCCATATAATTCTAATATTTTCTTCTTTCATAATATATTCTTGCTTACTATAGTTGTTCTTTTGATGCGATATCCACTTCCCAAGTTGTTTAATATCTTTATTTTTATTTTTTTCAGATGGTAATTTATTATTAGTTTCAGTATATAATTTTACCTTTTCTAATGTATCAATCCACATCTCATCATTAGACATAAATAAATGAGCATATGTATTAATAAAGTCTTCCCATTTATTTCTAATATTTTCTTTTTTCATAATTTTTTCTTTCTTACTATAAGTTGCCTTTTGAGTTGATATCCATATTCCAAGTTGTTTAATATCTTTATTTTTATAATGTTTTGATGGTAATTTATTATTAGTTTCAATATACGATTTTACTTTTTCTAATGTATCATTCCACATCTCATAATTAGATATAAATAAATGAGCATATGTATTAATAAAGTCTTCCCATTTATTTCTAATATTTTCTTCTTTCATAATATATTGTTGCTTACTATAGTTTGTCTTTTGGTTTGATATCCAATATGCAAGTTGTTTAATATCTTTATTTTTATCTGTTGATGAAGGTAATTCATCATTAGTTTCAATATACGATTTTGCTAATTTAAGTTTCTCTTCCCAGCTATATTGTTTGAATTCTTTAATACCAATAATATAATTACTTAATAATATCTTATCATTTTCAACTAACTTTATTATATTATCTTCTTTTATGTTATAGAAATCTACAGCATTTATTTTAATTTTACTATTAAACATAATATCATATTCCTTGATTGATGATAATGTTTCTAATATCTCTTCATAAGCTTCGCACCATATATATACATTAGCAATTTTATAAGGATTATTCTCATCTGTCCTTATTGCTCTGCTAATTCTTTGTATTGTTGTAATTTTATTTTTAGGAGCATAGCTGATATAAATACTATCACAAGCCGGGATATCAATACATTCATTTAATATTCTGATATTGAATAGCAGTTGTATTTTCTCATTATTGTTAGTAAAGCTTTGTAATACATTTTTCCTCTCCTTCTCACTATTTTCGCAGCTAATACTATACATATCAATATCCATAATGTAAAAGTCATTTAATGTTTTCATACCTTCCATCATAGCTTTCATATCTGCGGTATCTTTACAATAGACTATACACTTTCTAGACCCATTATTTGCTATACAAGAATATAAGAACTTACATCTGTTTTTGATTTGATTATCAATATTATAGATAGATTGTTCTTTATCAAGTTCTTCATTATTCTCGTGTATAGAAGGTAGCCATATTTTATAGTCAGTAATATACTTATTAGAAATAGCATCTGAAAATTTCATTTGATAAACGACTTTTCCTAACAAATATTCTGTATCTAACCATTCATTCTCGTCATATTCAATATCATAAATCCGTGGAGTAGCTGACATAAACAATATTTTATGCTCTGAAATCAGCAACTTAAATATATTATTTTCATCATCAGATATATTAGCTTTTGATAGATTATGAAACTCATCTATAATAAACAAAGCATCCTTAAACATATCCAAACATTCTGAAATCAAATCCATAGAATTGTAAGTACAAGATATCACGAGATTATTATGCTCTTTGATAAACTCCTTGATACTATTAATATCTCTATTACCGTCTGTATCAACCAATAATGTATTTTTCTTATCATAACCATACTCAATAAATCTATTTAAGTTTTGACTAGCGAACTCTCTTAATGGTGATATAATAATGATGTGTTTATAATTATTGGAAATTAAATAGCCTGTATATGTCTTACCACAACCACAAGGAAGAGATAAAATGCCTCTATTATTAGTATCATAATGTTCTTTAAACTTATTTACAGCTTCTGTTTGATAAGAATAAGGAACTATTTCAGTTTTAATATCTTCTTTATCAGGATTATCAAGATTACCATTTTCATAAGGCAACTTAACAAAATAAATCTTATTATTAGATGTTTCATATTTTTCAGATGTTTCAGATGTTTCAGATATTTCAAATAATTTATGATCTATTCTATTGGAACAATCAATTTGAACTACATAAGAGCTAATATTAGCAGTATATAGGATATTTCTGGATAAGAATGATGTATAGTAAATAAATGTATTAACATCTCTATTAAAAGCACAACGCATCATAATACCAGATATATCATCTACGCATAATCCGTTATTATATCCATTCTTACATTGAACTATTGAACATTTATCATTTTCAATTTGTACTATATCAATTCCAATATCTTTATGATTGTGCAAATAACCTTCATTAATATTTTTTCTTGATAATCTCATATGTCTCATATGATTATGAGATTGTATAAGATTGCAAGATATCAATATGTTTTCCGGACATTCATTCCACAGATAAGCATTTATACCAAGTTTCTTTATAATAAAATTCCTAACATATTTTTCATATACTAGACCTTTCTCTTGATTGTTCATAATATATGTATAATGGATTATTATAGTCAATTTTTTATATCATTCAAACCTGTTGTTTTTACACATTTAGCAAGTCTTAGACATATCCAGTTTATAGTTTTTATACTATATGCGCGAATATTAAAAAATTGATTATTTATTTTTATATTTTATTATCATTTACTAATGGAGGCCTGCTTTATCAAAATTCTCAATGACGAATATTTGATACCTGAATTTATTGACCAGCAAAGCGATTACTATAAAGACTATTTGAAAGCTAATGCTGAGGCTGCTGAGGCCGCCGTAGCCGATATGAATGCCTTGGTTGCGTCTATTATATTCAATAATCACGGTGTTGTCATACCATTTAAATATAGACTAACAGACGAACAATTTGCTATATATGAGAAAAATAAGCACGATGTTATTGATACGCTCGCGTGGTATATTTTTGATTATAATGTATGTCGCCGTATTGTAGAGGAATATGGGGTATTCAAGATAATTGCTACGGTAATCTCAGAATATGGAGCCGAAAATACTGCGCACATATTCAAGAATAAAAATGAAGAAGAATTATATCGCTATTACGGTTATTATATTCTCTTAGAATATTTTGATAATATTGTATATCTGTCAAATAACGAGGAGGCTGAGGCAACCACTGAAGACATTGAAGAGCTTGAAAAGCTAATAAAAGACATCAGTAAAAATAAGAACACGATGATACTATGATATTATGATATTATGCAGGAAATAATTTTAGGAATTGCCGGCGTTCTTCGCAAGTCATCGCGCCGATTAGAATGTTAATACGCGAAATAACATTTAAATTATCATTGCCATTCATTAGGCTTGTAATAACATTATCTTTATTTTTCTCCAATTTATTTTTGATAGATAGAATCCTCTCTAATTTGCTAATATTATTTTCGGTTATAAGGTCGTTTGTAGCGACATCATCGTTGAAGAACCTGATTAAATCGTTTTCAATCTGATAATATATATAAAACATCCCTTCAATATCATAATCATATCCCTTCTTTTCGTATTCAGCGATAATAGTCTCTCTGACATCCTTATAATCAATTATATCTGCTTCTAAATCTTTGTTAATAGGATTCCTTATTTTAGATAAGATGAGGGTTTGTAAATCAAGATTTAAATCATTAAAATACGCGAAATGCTGAGTAATATCCATCCTCGCGTTTATCCTTGTATATATCTTTATCTAATATCATTATATCATTTTTTATTATCATATTATATTATCATATTATATTATCATATCATAATATTATATTATCGTAAATATATATAGATATGGTATCAAAAAATAAGAGTTGTTTGGGGAGCAAGATTTGTTTTGAAGATAGCTACGCTGCTGATATATTTATTAAATCTATTAGATATATTATAATATTGGCTCCGCTGGCTATTGGTATGACTATTGGCGCCATATATGGCAAAAAATGGGGCGAAGATAAATATAAGAACTTGAAGAAGCCTGAGCTCAACCCGCCAAATTATGTCTTCGGTATAGTATGGCCTATATTATATCTGCTAATTGGTGGTATATACAGTTATGCCCTGTACGATTCTAAATGTATTCCGCGTGGCATAGCAGATTGCGCTTCAATAGTATATTACAAGGATCTGAAATACTGGGTAATCCCTATGTTAGCCTTAGTATTCAATTTTATGTATATCCCTGTATTTTTCGGCGAGAACGGGCTATTCAACGGACTCGTGATAATCATAATGAGCTTAATATTTGCCGTGCTAACTCTATTGCAATTCATATTACAAAGTAGCTACTACGAATACACGAGCATCTTCGCGATGATTGCCCTCGTCCCTTATATACTATGGTTATCATTCGCAACCTATCTATCATACAATATCTATATATTGAATAAATAGGCTATGAATGATCTAATGCCCGACAATATATAAAAATATGTGTGTAATGATATTATAATAATGGTAAAATATATAATAAAGATAAACTGTACGGGAAAAAAAGATTTAACATTTAATGGCATAGCGATAAGAGTAGCAAGAAAAAATCTTCATCAGAGTCCTCCTGATATAACACTCGGTTATATCTCGTGTATTTTTCCTTATATCAAAGAGCTTAAAATAGTATATAAGACGCTTAATAAAATAACTATAAAGCGATTGGAGTTTCATTGTGAGAATGAAACTGACTTGAGCGATGAAGATTTCGTTCATTTCATAGAGGTATTAAAGAGGCTCGGATTTGCTTCTGAAAAAGATGTTAAAATAAGCTATTGTAAAATAGTCAGATATATGGATGATAATAATGTGATGCGCGATAAACACGACGAGATACTTGCATATACTTTTACATCTCTAATAAAAATAAAAGATAGCAAGAAACAAAGGCTCCGCAACCGTTCTAAATATTCTACAAGAGTATTATACATCTGTAAAAATCTCATAGTATGATAAAAATTGATAGAATAATAATAGATATACGCAAGATATACGCAAGATATACGATGGATTTGAGAGATATTGATACGACTGATATGGAAATCTATAATACTATTATAGTAGAGAAGGTATATAAGACGGCTTTCTTGGCTTTCTGGATATTATTTTCGCAACTATTGTAGTCTTGTTGAGCTATCCAAAAAACCTAAACCATATTCTATATAGCCTTTTGTTATTATGATAGAGACCCATTTTGTTTTTAATCTTATTTATTTTTTTCTCTATATGCGAAATATCTTCTTCATATAAATCGGCTACTTTATCTAATACTGTGGATACCAAGTCATTCCCCAACAATCGCAAATAATTTCCATTCATATATATACAATCCCCTTATAATTTTATATGAATGTAGTAATATTATAATATTTGCTAAAAAAGTGCAAAAAGGATTAAAGATTTTGCGCATATATAATAGTATAATACGGATACGGGTATGTATAGTAGCGAGTCCTCTAATAAAACTTTTACACAAATGGTTCCAGAGGCTTTGACAAAAACAAATGACGAAATTATAAAAAATGATGATATATATTATATAAATGATATAAATAATACTATATTTGAAACTATAACTATGGATTATTCTGGGAAAACGCGCGATGAACTGATTGTAATTTGCAAGGAAAAGGGTATCAGAGGATATAGCGGGAAGAAGAAAGATGAAATCGCGAAGCTATTAATGCCCGAATCTTTTCCAGAAAATGAGCCTGTAATAACACAATCGGCTAATTATTCAACATCGGGTAAACTAAATATGATTGATTTATTTGCGGGAACTGGAGCATTTACTCTTGCATTTCAATCAACAAACGATGTTGATATTGTATTTTGTAATGATATGGTAGAACATTCTAAGAAAATTTATGATTATAACTTCACTCATAAGCTTACTCTTAAAAATTTAAATGAAGTTAAAGACGAAGATATACCACCGCACGATATATTAACAGGAGGATTTCCGTGCCAACCATTTAGTATTGCTGGCCTTCAAGAAGGATTCAAAGACGAGCGCTCAAATGTTTTCTGGAAAATCCTATCTATCATAGATTATCATCAGCCGAAATGTGTTATATTAGAAAATGTTAAAAATCTTTTGACACACGACGAGAATAAAACATTCAATACTATCAAAAGTAATCTTGAAAGCAGAGGCTATTATATATGCTACAAAGTTTTAAATACATCTGATATTACAGGTATTCCGCAACACAGGGAAAGAATCTATATAGTGTGTGTAAAATCTAAGGAGGTATTTGATAAGTTTAGTTTAGAGTTTCCTAAAATTGAGAAGAAGAAAATATCCGAGTTTCTTGAAGAAGACATTCCTGAAAAATACTATTATACTGAAAAATCGAGCACTTGGAATCTTGTTAAAAATAGCGTAGTTAAAAAAGATACTATATATCAATATAGAAGGGTTTATGTAAGAGAGAATAAGAGTAGCGAGTGCCCTACTCTTACTGCAAATATGGGTAGTGGTGGTCATAATGTTCCTCTTATTTTAGATTCTAAAGGTATTCGCAAATTAACCCCACGAGAGTGTTTCAATCTCCAGGGATTCCCTTTGTCTTACAAATTACCAAATATGAGCGATTGCAATCTTTATAAACTTGCCGGAAATGCTGTATCTGTACCGGTAGTAAATTTAATAGCAAGCAGAATTATTCCATTACTCCGAGCGGAGCTCCGAGCGGAATAAATATATCTTCAAAATTCCCTTCATATACTTTATTACAATGAGATTCTATTTGAGGATATAAAGATTCCCAATTTATACGAGGACGCCGACCTTGATTCGTCTGGTCTTCAAATGTTTGTATTTTATTCATTTTTATATTTTTCCATTCTTCTGAAGTCCTTTTTAATGGAATGCGGTATAGTGTGTAATTGTCGTCAAGCCATTTTCTTGCATCAAGAAAGTATATTACATCCCAATGTGATGATGGCGTAAATGACAGAGGACCATCGCTGGTAAAACATTTGCATTCTTGTATTCCTTCTTTTTCAGATTGTAAATCTCCGTTATTGCAATTCCATCGCGATGTCTTATCATTTAATTTATTATTAATTATGTGTTTAATAATATTCTCACTTATGTCTTCAGGAATACCAGACATTCTCACCTTGATACCTATGTTTGTTGTCGTATTCAATCTACCAATAAAATATGACTTATGCAATGCATATTGTTCCTTAAGTATTTCGCTAGTATATTTATCTTCCACCATCTCTGCTTTTACTTGACGACTTAGATTTATATATGCATCATTATTTATTTTTTCTGTAATAGGGAGCACTGCTTTACATTGCATTATCATTTCAATTATAGAGCTCTTATTTTTTCTACTATATCCTTTAATTCCTATTTCTTTACATATTATATTTAGAGCTTTAACTGTCATATTGGAATAGCTCATTTATGATGCTTTTTGATAATGTATCTTTGTGTTTTCAGCTCACATAATAAACACATTGGCAGGTCAATTTTTATTTCATATATAGATATATAGATATGTTGATATATGCATATGTAGATATATAGATATATACTGATGCCTGTTAAACCTAAAAAGGCTCCAAAAGGTCCTATAATATCCGATGATTATATGTGCCTTCCTTCGGGCCCAATAGCTTGTAAAAAAAGCACTTGCTATTATACAAATTTGTTCTAAAATAATTTAAAATGATAAAAAATTGACGACTATATTTATATATATTATTATCGTAAGTCGGCAAAACAATACAGAGCGTCTCAGCAAGCAAGTAAGTCTGTGTATCAGCAAGCAAGTAAGTCTGTGCGTCTGTAAAGCCTATCACTTATATACAATGTTTGCCCACGATGATAGCTATACATTGAAGATGTATTCTACGAATATTTACAATAACAATCAGGGTCTCACGAGGACTGAGTGTATGAAAATTGCACTTAGAATGTTGAAAGAGGACAAGAAGCTTAGAAAGTTCATTCACATCAAATCTACAAATATCAAGAAGAACAACCCTGATATGTCATATGCCGAATCTATCAAGTCTGCCCTCGGCGAATGGAAGAAAATGAAGCAAGGCTCTCGCTAAGCTATCGCCGAGCCTTTGAAATAGGAAATAGTCTGTATTATATATTTTTTATATTTTATTTAAGATATGTAATATTAAGATATATAAGATATATTTGTATATTAAGATATAATAATGTATCAAACTACGATAAGAAATAAGAAAAAAAGCACGAATGTTGCAAAGACTTATGTTATAGATAGTGAGTTTGAAGAATATGCTTTGTCTAAGAAATTGCTCGGGAATTGTCGCGTATCTCTGATAACAAATAGCGGTGATGAAGTAATCGGGATAATTCGCGGAAATATGCGAAAGTTCAATAAGCGTGTTTTAATTGAAGTAGGAGATATCGTCATAGTATCAAAGCGGGATTTTCAAACAAATAAGGTAGATATAGTTCATAAGTTTAATTTGGAACAAACCCAGCAACTCATTAATAACAAAGAGCTATCTGATGTTCTAATTAATCAATATTATAAAAACTCTAATAAATCAGATAAATCAGACAATAATGATGATACTCATATAATTTTTGATAATAAAGAAGATAATAAAATCAATAGCATATCAGATAATAATACATATCAGGTTCATATTAGCGACTCTGACGATACCGATGATGACATAGACGAAATCTAATATGATGGGGGGGTGGGGGAGACCTATGGGGGAAACCGCCCTATGGGGGAAACCGCCCCCAACGCGGTTTTATCAAGAGGCTACCGAGATATTCTTAACATTATTATGAAAAACTTAGATTACCTTAGCAGTTCTTGAGACACTGGAATATTCATATTTTTTCATTTTATAATTTGAGTACATCTTTCTGTTTTTTCTAAAATTTCAAAAGTTTTTTAGAAATTACAAAATAATTCAAGAGATGTACTCAAATTTTAATTTTCAATTTTTAGAAATATCCAGTATCTTTTTCAGACATCATAATGGTATTATAAATAGCTCAATAGCCTCCATAAATTAGCTTCGGAGCAGGTTCCCTTTTTGGGTCGTTTTCAATACATCCCTTTTTTTTTTAAAAACTATTTTTATTTTTCAACTTTTCCAAAATCCTTTTTTTAACATATCAAAGAAGCCCCTTTGCCGGCTTTTGCCTTTTCTATAACCTTGACTATAACCGCGCTGGGGGCGGTTTCCCCACAATTATAAAAATACTTAGATTACCTTAGCATTTCTTGAGACACTTGAATATCTATATTTTTTCATTTTTAAATTTTGAGTACATCTCTTGAATTATTTTGTAATTTCCAAAAAACTTTTGAAACTTTTGAAAAAACAGAAAGATGTACTCAAATTATAATTTTCAAATTTTAGAAAAATCTGGTTTCTTTTTGATACATCATAATGGTATTATAAATAGCTCAATAGCCTCTCAATAGCCTCTCAATAGCCTCTCAATAGCCTCTCAATAGCCTATCAATAGCCTCTCAATAGCCTCTCAATAGCCTCTCAATAGCCTCTCAATAGCCTTCATATAAAACCGCGTTGGGGGCGGTTTCCCCCCATAGGGCGGTCTCCCCCATAGGTCTCCCCCATCCCCCATCCCCATATATAAAGATTATTAAGTATATTACAATAAATATGAAGCACTATTGGATTAATATAGAGAAATGTTATGATAGAAGGAAGTATATGGAAGAGCAATTTAATAATAAGGGAATAGATAATATTCGTATAGAAGCAGAAACTCCTGCGACTATTAAGGATTATCTTATTAAAAGAAATCCTAAGTCCGATGCATCTACACAAGAGGAACTGAGCTGTATTATTTCACATTTAAAAGCTATTAAGAAAGGATATGAAGATGGAGAACAATATTTTTGCATTGTTGAGGATGATATGGTAATTGAAAAAATAAACTTTGAAAAAATATTAACACATATGAAAATTGCCGAAGAGAGTTTTAAGGAATTTGGAGAATCTATTGAGATATTACAATTACATACTAACGGACATCCGAGTGTTATCAAGATGTATAACGAACATTTTTTGAAATACAATGAACTAATAAAAATAAGGGATTACGATTATCCCTCTACAGGATATTATTTAGTTTCTAGACAAGGAGCTAAGAAATTGCTAGATAAATATGTTATAGATTCGGTGTCCTACGATCTATCTCATAAAGAATGCGAATGGTCGGCTGCTGACAATATAATATATATTGCAGTCAATTCCTGGATAATCACATATCCTATAACAACCTCTAATATTAATTACGGTAGCATTATACATCCAGATCATATCTATAATCACGAATATTGTAATAATGTTATTAGAGAAATATGGAAAAAAAATAATCAATTCAAGCTCTTCGTTTAATTACCTTTTTTTACTTATGCAACTATCTTCGCTGTAAGAAGATGGCATATAACTGTGATAAATCCCGTCATTATCTTTGAAGGATTCGCGCTGTAATCTCTTGCTATATTTAAAATCAAGCTTAGTCAGCTTATTATGGTCGTACAACTTCATTATAATTGTTTGCAATGGCGCGTCCCCCCAACGACAATAAAAGATACTACCATTTTCATTGATTTTATTAATAATATCTGTAATCTCAGGCGTCTTCCATATTCTCGTTTTCATAATAAAGAAATTATTATAGTACATTACGGGCATCGCCATATTAACAGAATTACTCTCGTATTCCTTGTTATTTAAGGCCTGATATAGCTTCTTGAACTTTGAAAAATGCGGGCTCCCACCATCCAAAGAATGCTCCATAAATAACTCGGATAACTTGTCAATCTTGTTAGGCACGGCGCTTTCAAAAAACTCCTTCATACCATAATTACATATGCTACAATCAACGTGTATAAGATTAGACATATAATTGTGGTCCCTCTCTTCCATCATTTTAAATATATCGGTATTTATAGGCTCCTCAATTATACTGTCGTCGTCCAGACGCATCACATAGTCATATTGACTGCAATATTTTATAAAGTGGTTTATCCAAAAATTACACATCAGCCTATAATTTTTATTTCTCCAATAAGGAACAGGCGCGGCCTCTAAGCATCTATTCAATTTATCAGCATCTATATTAGCAGGCACCTCAAAATCGCTACCATCTATTTTTTTGAAATCTACCAAATATCTATATTCTTTCCTGATAGAGGTAGTTATCTCGCTAATGGCATCAATATCGTAATCCCCTTGATGTAGAATAATAATAGGATATTTAAAGCGGGCATTAAAGTTTCTAAATAAAAAATACAGTGAGGTTTTCAGATATATCTTGCGCTCAACAGTATTTTGGGTTAATATTAATATTGCTGATTTAGACATTTAGGTTATATATAATTATATATTTGCTTATATTTGCTTATATATTGATTTTATCATATAGATTATATTTATTATATAGTTCATATTTTTCCATATCACCGTGTATATTATTGCTATTTATAATAAGCGCAGCGCTATAAAGTGTAATATCACATTCCTTGTTTTTATTGATATATATAGGGTAATCTATAATAATTAACTTATCATCTAATCTCTCAAAAATAGCCATCTCCTTATTAATATAAAAAACGATTCTATCTTTGTTTATTACTAACCCCATAAAGATTACGGGATCCCTAAGAATATCCTCCGATATATCTCTAATATAATATTTATTTGAATTGATATCTAAGACAATATCATAGGTCTTTTTATTATTTGAAGAATAACTGTCTTGCATATCATTCAATGTTCCATAATTATCATCAATATTTATTGATTCGCCTTCATAACACCTTGGCTTATTTTTTTCAATTATTTTGATATATATATTTTGATAATCATAGCTATTTATACATATCAATTGACCCTCGCCGACACTTCCTTTTATATCATTCAATTTTAAATTAAAGAATACGGCAAGTTCATTTATTATAGCATTCTCGCTGTTATCTTTGCTATTCCTGAGATTATCTATTTCGACGGTAATATTACTCAAATTATATCCATATATACTGGGATTAAAAGGAAATCTATGTATTTTCGGCGAATCATCTATGGATACAATGAAATCTCTGTTATCATTATCTTTAGTCCATTGAAAATGCTCTATATTAGCGCGATTAGCTTCTTTCTCAAAAGAGGATATTGCCATCTTCAGTGAGGGCGATTTTAAAAAGCTCGCTATTTTGTATTTATCAACTATATCTTTTTCGTATATGATATGCTTATAGTTCTCATCACCCACCTTTATATCCTCGCTTGTCATAATAATATTCTTCGCGGGCATATCTTGTTCCTTTAAATTATCATCGGCTCCGCTGGCTCGACAGCCTCCACAGGCTCCTCCACTATCGCAATACTTTTCTATTATAGTCTCATCATCGTCATCTTCCTTGCTTTTGTCTTTGTTCTTATTGATATTTATTAGTAAATCATAATATATAATTATTAATAATACAATAAGTATGCCAAACAATAAACTTACAGAATAAATTAAATCTTCCATATTATATATATTCTTATTCTAATATATCTTAATAAAAACAAACTTTATAAATATCTATAAATATCTATAAATATATATAAGAAATATTATTGTATTATAATTTATACAAATATGGAAGGTTTAAACTTAAATAATATGGATTTAATGGCATTTCTCAACAGTATGAATAATGTATCAAAGGCCGAAAAGAAGAAGAAGAAAAGTAAAAAATGTGTTATTAAAGAAAGCAAGGAATCTCACGATTGCGAAAATGTTGCTGTAAATAAAGATATTGATGAATGCTGCGAAATCAAGGAAGAAAGCGAAACAGACGCTGGCTCTGAAGAACAAGAAAACAAAAAGCAAACTAAAAGAGAAAAAAAGGTAGACCGAGACGATGAAGATGATGATGAAGATGATGAAGATGACGAAGAAGACAATGACGATGATGATGATGATGATGATGACGATGATGACGATGATGACGATGATGACGATGATGACGATGATGACGACGATGAAGACGATGATGACGATGAAGAAGATGACGATGACGACGATGAAACAAGAGACCTTGATATTTTGACAAATGAGAAATTGTATAATATGCTAAATACCTTTTTTGTTGATGAATATGGCGTAACTATAGCTACATCAATGTCAAATATTTCATACGAGCTACATAACCTAAATAAAAATCTAAGTAAATTATTAAAGAGTAAAAAGGATGTATAATAATTATAATAAAGAGGATAGCTGTTGGCTATGCAAGAAATGCAATAAATATATAAATAATTGCATAGATATAGACCATCATAATAATATAGAACATCCGATTTTTGAAGACAAATATACAAAATCCTGGTATATTAATGGTAAAAAGGGTTTATCGCCATATGATTAGCAATCAAACATAAGAAGACCATAATTTTTTTTCCAGTTTATGATTAACATTATTATCATCTTTTAGATATAATCCATAGCGCCCTATATGTAATTTAAAAGGCTTTCCGGAATGAATGACGGCTTTTGGTAGAGAAGATATAAATGCTAAATCGGCATCATTTAAATCTTCAAAAGCCTTCTTTTTCCATTTTAAATAAGAATCAATATTCGTATAAGAATTGCTGCTCTTATTGTAATAGCAGGGGCCGTAGCGGGTCGTAATAAATCCATCCTTATACTCTGCTTTATTCTTTTGTCCACCAGGGCCTGACGCGACTGACGCGACTGACGCAGAAGGCAAGGATTGAAGAGACTTCGATATTTTTGAATATATATCATCTAAGATATTTTTCTTATTATTCTTCATATTAATTATATCATCAAGGTCGTCCTCCATTTTAGATGTAAACTTTAAATCACATAGATATGGCATAACATCAAATATATATTCTATTACATTAATCCCCAGTTCAGTAGGTATCAATAAATCCTTACTATTTCCCCCCAAGTTTATCTTTTTAGTTTCTGTTATAATATCGTCGCTCTTATTCTTTTTGATGAAGCTCGTTATATTATATTCTTGCTGAGGGTTTTTCCCAATTTCTACATATTTTTTTTCAAGCAACTTATCTATAATCGAAGCATATGTAGAAGGCCTCCCGATACCCTCCTTCTCTAATTGTTTAATCAATTGCACTTCATTATATAGTGAAGGGATATTGTCAATAAATCCATTAGATTTATATTCATACGAATAACATACTGGATTATTGCCAAGCATCTTTATAAACTCTTCATAATCCTCCGTTTTCTCCCCATATACAATCTTGAATCCCTCAAATGTCATAAATGACCTGGTGCTCTTAAATAAATACTCCTTATTTTCGCTAAGCGAAGAAGTCATAAGCATTACTATATCAGTATAAATCGCGTCACTCATAAGAGATGCAAGCGTCCTCTTCCTTATCATATCATATAGCTTATCGTGATTAGATGATAGCGAGCACTTACCTGCGTCCGTACCCGTACCTGCGCCCGTACCCGTGCCATTACAAGATATGATGTTTGGATTTGTTATTCTAATGGCCTCGTGAGCTTCTTGGGCATTATTGATTTTTGATTTGAAGCTCCTATATTTTGCATACTTGTCCGCTCCGGCTCCAGCGCAAGCGTCATAAGTATTTTTAATATAGTTTATAATAATATTCTTGGCATCATTGGAGATGTTGACGGAATCTGTGCGGATATAAGAGATTAGGCCATTTTCATATAAGTCCTGAGCGTATTTCATCGTAATTTTAGCATTCCATTTGTATTTATTATAACAATCTTGTTGCATTGTTGTAGTCGTGTAAGGAGGTGGCGGAGATACTGTGTGATTTTTAATATCGTATTTAATAGAATATTTTACATTCGTTTTTAGCTTTTCCATAATACTCCTTGCTTTATCTACGGTATCAATGTTATCGTGGTTTATCAGAGAGCCTATAAGAGAATTCTTTTTATCCTTTTTGTCAAATATAAACTTACACTCAATATTCCATCGCTGTAAGATTTCGCTATTTAATATTTTATTGCGCTGATTTATGCACATAATCAATGCGGCATTTTGAACTCTCCCTGAGCTCAAATAATTTTTATTGAACTTAGACCATAATATAGGAGATACTTTGTATCCTATCATTCTATCAACAATTCTTCGAGTTTCCTGGGCGTTGACAATATTCAAATCAATCTCTCGGGGATTGCTGATAGCCGCCTTTACAGCCGTTTCGGTAATCTCATTAAAAGAAATGCGATAACACTTCTTATTTTTAATTAAATCGGCAATAGAATCTTTGATATTATAGGCAATCGTTTCTCCTTCTAAGTCAGGGTCAGTTGCGATATAAATTATATCAGATTTTACCACACACTCCCGAATATTGCTTATAACCTTAGGATTCGTCTTAATATAATCTAAAGCCCAGGTAGTCGTGTCAAAACCCAACTTATCTTTTGGCAAATTGTAAATATGACCTGAAGAATAGGTAACGATTACATTCTTATCGTTGAGATATTTTTTAATAGTATTAGTTTTCGTAAAGCTCTCTACAATAACCAATCTTTTCATTACAATAGCCTCTATAATTATTCTGTGTAAATCATTTTTTATATATTATATATTTAATAATGGACGCCAAAATAAACACTTATAGATTGAAAAACGGTATTAAGGTTTTGATAGTACCGCTGAAAACCAAACTTACCTTCTTATCAGTATCTATGTTGCTGGGTTCTCGACACGAAAAGGATGGTGAGGGAAACCTAACCCATTATTACGAGCATCTTCTGGGAAGAATTACATCGCAGAAATACAAGGATTATAAATATATTGGAAATGAAATAGCAAAGCGCGGAGGAAATAGCAATGCTTATGTATCAGAATACGAATTAATTGTATTTATACAAGGGTACTTCAAGGATTTTGGTTTTTACGCTGATATTTTATCAAATAGCTTGAAAGATTTTTATATAGACCCTAAGTTGGCTGAAAATGAGAAGGGTGCCGTAATACAAGAGCTGAAGAATATCGTATCAAATGAAAGATACGATTTTGATTATAATATATTCAAATATCTATTCCCGAAATACGCTCATTTAGAAGATTTTAAAAAGGATATTAAATATGTTAAAAAATATAATGTTCGGCTTGTAAAGAACTTCATAAAGAAGAAGATATTGACTGAAAATATCGTACTAAATATAACCTGTCCGCGCAACAAAATCAAGGAGACTAAATATTATATAAAGAAGTATTTTGGAATTATAAAAAAAACGAGCAAGGGAGATATAAAATACCCGGTGCTTCAAAATAAGTCTGGCAAAACAAATGTAGTTCACATTAAAAATAAGGTTGTTAATGATAATACAATAATAAATATTTACGCATTTGCCGAAATGGAGTATTTGTCAAAGGAACATATAGCACATATGATATTGCACAACATACTATTTAACTTTGATATCGGTGTATTTTATAAGGAACTTCGCGAAAAAATGGGGATAATATACGGAATCCATCTGTATAATAATATAAGTATTAAAAATCCCAAACAATCGCATTATTATATAGGTACAAGGTCCGATATTAAAAATGTGCCAACGGTTATCGCTAAAATAATAGATATCCTGAAAACTTATAAGATTAACCCTATTGATATTAAATATTCCAAAGATAGAATATTATCAAGATATGAATATTCTAAATTTTATAATATAGACTCATATAACGGATTTTATAAGAACTTCTTGTTATATAATAAAAAATTAAGAACAAATAAGGAGATCTATGATGCTATCAAAAATACAACAAATAAAGAGGTATTAGAGTATTACGAGAAATTCAAGGAAAATATTATTAAAAGAAGCACTATATTTTACTATTCCAATAAAAACATTACAAATAAAATAAATAATAAAATAGCAATAATATAGAAAATGAATACAATCTATTTTTACTTATATTTAGTTACTATAATAACAATAACTGTGGGGTTTAGTGTAGCCAGATGCGTATTTGAAATACACACGCTTGATATGTTTTTTTATCCCAATCACGATAACAATATCATAGAGAACCGCGTATATCTAATATCTCATATTATTGTTAATTTTGCCCTCGGATTTTTATTCGGATTCGAGGTAATCTTAGGAATGATTTTAAAAATTATGTTATTTGAAGTATATCTTTATACCACCGAAAGATGCGACATATTCAATACATCAAAGATATCTCATTTAATAATTATCATAATGATATCATTAGTAAGCTATGTAATGGGCTGTTTCGCTAATATATTATTCGCCGACAATAAAAAAAATATATAATATATACACACACAACCCGATTCTAACCTCTCACACTCTCACCCTCTCAAAACAACCCATCCCCCGATAATTAACTCACAAAGCCTACGCGGGGCTCTGCGGCGTAGCCTAAGCAGTATGCTGTAAATGGGATGGGTGGGTGTTTGGGTGTAGGTATTTATCAATGACTGATTTAATATTGTCGACGTGGAAGTTAATCTCGTTACGCATAGGGCAACGAAGAAATGTTCTGCAATCTTCATATACCATATTCGTTTCACTACCATACAAGTTGTTTTCATAATCCCTCCTTTTATCTTGGATTTGCGAGTTCATATATTTGAAGAAGCAATTCGTATGGATAGGCATTCCCTGAATCATCTTGCAATTTGAATCAAATGTCGGAAATGTCACAAACCGCTCCTTATTTTTAATAGAATCCTGGCAAATACAGCAATTCTTTCCTCCGGCTCCGGCTGCTCCGGCTTCCGCTCGAGCCGATATTCCGTTGCTAATCTGTTTTTTGGGATGCTCGATGATAATTGGCATATTGTCAATCTTCCACGCATATTTTTTGTTGCACATCTTTTCAATCCTCTTGCAGGCCTGCTCGTTGTACCAGATAGAAGCGTACATATTTGAGTCAGCAATCCCGATGAACTTCATACAATAATCCGTTTTGAAGTTGATGAGGTCTTTGATGATTTTGCTCTCAATCTCTTTTTTTTCAACAAATTTCAACTTGTCAATTTGAGTTCCCGTGCAATTTGACAGAGAAATTTCGTTGTGGCCTGTCATAATAAACCCGTTGCAGAGGAAATCAAGCTTGAGAAAAGGAGGCTTCAGATGTCTTTTGTTCGTTGATACAATATCAAACATAATGTCAAAAGTTCTTCCTTCGCTGAAATACGGAATCTTTCCCACAGTAATCGTATATATGAATGTGTGCAAGGTTCCGAAGGGCTTGTCAATATAACTCTTAAAGTCCGAGTTATTTCGCACAGCAGTCTTGCGCTCTTGCTTGACATTATCGGCTCCAAACTCGGTGATAAACAATGATGCTATTTCAGCCATCATAGTATTAATATCCGGTTCATTGTAGATGCACACATCAATATCGTGGGGAATTAGAGTTCTCGCAGATGTCTTGGGGTCAAACTGTTCATTCCAAAAGTGAAGGGTGTTATATCCATTATTTTCCCAGAAAAGCTGAGAGTAATGCTCTGAAATAATGGAATCCCTAACAAATCCGCCGAAAATAATCCCGTGCCACTTGAAAATGATGTTTTTGATATCCCAGGAAATATTGTGCTTGATATTATTGATATTGTATGAGACCTTGACATTTCCCGACATTCTTGCAGAGGTATCAATTAGTATCCTTCCTGTCTTTCTTGTTCCTTTGACGAGATTTGCAATACACAATTCGCAAGAAGAGCCCTTACAAAGCTGGAATGAACCGCGCTTGTATGTAATTATGTTTTAAATAATAGAACTATCAATTTTTATATATTTTGCTTAGCAAAATGATAAATGTATTCTATAATATATCAATATATTAATGTATATATAGGATTAAAAATAATTAAAAAATTAATTAAGTTTGAGACTATTATTCGTGGGTTGCTCATGGGTTGCAATAGATTAGCCGATGTCATTTTCCAATTTTGCCCTAGAATAAGCGTACATTAAATTTTCAGCTGTATCTATGGGGAGGATAACATCTTTCTTTGCATAAAACTCGGGTCCTTGGCGCGATTCTCTGTTGATTAATGAGCGGAGAGTATTAAAATCGCTGAGTTCATATTGTAATTGGAAGGGCATATTATTACCTTGTACTAATTCTATGTAAATAGATGGTAATATTTTCTCTTTCCCGTTGCGTGAATAGAAGCTGTTAGGATAGCTAAAAACCGTATTTATAGCACCTGTTCCAGAAACTGAAAACATATTTTTAGTATTTTCAAAAGCGATGTGTTCGTTAGGGAAGGGTAATCCGGAACCCGAATAATTTATCATTCTATCAATGGGATTCGCTGCTAATACTAACATTTTACTATATTGCGAAGGATTTTTAATATAACCTTCAAGAAACATTTTAGAATTGTTTTGAATACTTACATTTAAATATATATATTCATCGTTAAAAATCATTATCTCTATTTTATATATATAGATTTATTTATTTACATTTGTACTCTTGTGCTAGTTCCCAAACCGTGCTTATTTACTTCTATTTTTTCGCAACTTGAAGGAGTGCATTTTACTATATAGCGCTCAGGGTACATAGTGCCCGAGACATCAATGGGGCGATTGCAAGGAGCACAAGGAGCTAAGTTGTTCGTCGCGTTCATCTTATTCATCTCTATTATTTTTTCGGCGTTGCTCTGTAAAAATACTCGGCTCTCATAACTGCTTTTAATCATACTGTTATTTGATAAATCAGTCATTAATTCAGCATTTACAGCACAGCGAGGTCTATAATCAGTGAATATTCGCCCATCTGACATTTTAATAGGGCATTTAGTACGATATTCATCTAAATTTGTATTATTCATTTTATTCATTTTATTATCTATACAATTACAATATTTTTTATTTTACGCCTTTTTATTATACTCCAATATTCTGCCTATAAGTATTGCTTTTGTACCCTCGCTATTTAAAGATTTTTCTACGCATTCATCGCGAAGCTTTTCAATACTCATTTTCTTATATTTCTTCGTTATAGATTTATCCTGATCCGTCCCAAAAGTAATATCAGAACTAACTGACATAGCATCATTATCTATATTATTATCAGCGGTATCGACGACGCCAGCTGCGCTACCTGTAGCACCCAGCGCACTACTAGCATATAAAATATCTCTAATATCATTTTCGCTATCACGGTCACTATCGCGAACAGCTGTCATATCTATTGTAACTGCCGAAGGAACATTTGAAGCATTATCGGCTTCGCCATATTCTACATTTTTATTTATAACTACATCATCACCTTCTTTACATTCTATTATTTCAATTTTATTATTAGATTCAACAACAATAGAAGCGTTCTCTGCGACATCTGTCTGGCTAATAACTATTTCAGGCTTGGAAGCGACATTAGCAACTGAAGCTACAGCGTCAATCATATACGATGACATATCTATGTCTTCTGAGTCCTTGGATACCTGCGCGTCTTTAGCCTTGGAGCTTGTTTTTTGTGATTTTACAATGGCTTCTGGTGGACAATAACTAACATTATTACAATAGTTCTTTTTGCTGCTGCCACTGCCGCCCGTGCTATCTTTAAATATTTCGTTCATAACTACATCGGCTTTTTCCATATTCTTTGATATTAAAGAATCCCTATCGGTCTTTTTAATCATATCGACGCGTTTTTCTAATATGAAATAATTGCCTTCAATTATAGTGATTTTTCTCCATAAGAACATTATTAAAAACAGAAAGAAACCCATTATAATTAAGTTTATATATGTTTGATCGAATAAAAAGCCGTACATTATTTATTAATATCATTACATATTTTGTTTTTCATTTTAATCGCATTATCTATAATATCTTTTGGGAAATCCTTGATATCTAATAATTCTATGGCAATACATAGATATGAATGACCTCTATTTATTTTATAAGGAAAGTGATATTTATTATTCATAGGTATCGCATCAACCGAGAGGTTTATAAATTTTTCAGGATATATTTCTTCCAGCTTTATTAATCTGTGGAAATGCGTAGTAATAATCAAAGTAATGCCTTGTAATTTGCTCAAATACTCTATGACCGCATATGCCGTCGCCATCCCCTCAATAGGTGGTGTAGAATGCATAGGTTCGTCCATCAAGAATAGAGCCGACTTATTATTTGCATTTATTTCCTTCGCTTTATTAATCATATTAAGACAATACTCAGCTTCTGCTTCAAAATACGAGCGATTTCCAAGAACATCTGAAACACGCATAAACGAATTAACGGTATCGTATAATATCATCTGCGATTTAATGCTATAAGCGATTCCCAAGGTTTGCCCTAAGATTACATTTGACAATATAGTTTTTACATATGTCGTCTTTCCGCCAGCATTAGGACCCGTTACAATAATATTTCTCCCCAAACTTACAGGATTTGATATTTGTGTATCAGATAATATAGGATTTTTGGCATCCCAAAACTTCGTCTCCGCAGTATTATAAGAGACGACAGACCAATCTTTTTCTAAAAACAAATTATTAATAGAATAGATAACATCAACTGCATAAATAGTTTTTAAAAGCGACGATAGCTTATCTTTTAATATATCGTCCTTCCATATCCTATAAATACACGACATACTGTTATTTATCATTATACCTTCATAGGTAGCTCTGATATTAAAATACGGTTCTATGATATTTTTCGGCACATTATTCATAATATTCAGCGAATGATTGACGAACTTTACCAGGCCCTCCATTTTATTCTGAAGTTTATCCTTAGTACTGTATAAAAAGTATGCAACCTCATATGTCTGATACATATTATACAAGTATATCCCTATGTAGAAAAATATAGATATGAACTTAATTAAATCTGTGCGAAAATTGCCAGTAGAAACGCACAACATTTTAATAATCTCGACGATTATCTGAAGATAAGAGCTGAAGCTGATATTCATCTTGAGATATCTATTTAAATATATGTAAGGTGCCACAAAGGTACTTATAGGATATAAGATGGATGTAATAGGTATAAAAAATATCTTGTACATATGATATATATCAAGTAGCGTCTCAATGTAATTTATATAGCTTAATATAAATGACGAAGGGAATAATATTTCTATTGAATTGTTCTCGTTAATTTCCTCGGCAATCTTATAAATCCATAAAATATCGTCCTCATACTCCTTCAATATTTCAATGTCTATATCGTAATTTATCAGAGCCTTCTGTCTTTTTTCAAGCAATTTCCTGTCATTTATAGGGTGTCTCACTAATCTCTCTATCAATATTTTGCTACCTTCCAATGATGGCAAATTGCGCGCCCATTTATCTATATTAGTATCCTTATATACATCGTCGGATATCTCTATTTTATCACCTCTTACTATATTATCTGTGATAATTCTGTTTAATATAGAGTTTTGCTTTTCTTTGTCAAATGAAAAAAGCTCTTTAAACTCCTCAATTAATTCTTCATCCATTATTTTATTATATTATTAAAAAATGATATAAAATCTCGCAGAGATATATGTTTAACTATGAATACGACAAATAAGATTTGCTGCGATGATAATATTACTATCTTTGCCAAAGGGCGTATCTATATTATCAATAAAGAACCTTACGAAACCATAGGCGATGTTTATAAAAGAGGCTGGTATATCATCAACAATATTAAATCTGACAATTCCGATAATTCCGAAAATTATACTAAATTATATTCGCTATCCATTATTAACAATAACAAAAATAAAGGAATGACATACGACGATGCTATTCTATAATGCAAATTCCATATCATTATTATCATTCAAAAAACTCGGTTCTCCCACCACCAACAATCTTCACTCTTGCACTTTTAGCAGTCGCCTTAGCAGTCGCCTTAGCAGTCGCCTTAGTAGTCGCCTTAGCAGTCGCCTTAGACTTAGGCTTAGGCTTAGCAACAGGACAATCCTTAACAGACTCATTGTATTTTGATAGTTTTAACGAAAGCTTTAATATAGATGCTATAAGCAATTTAATATTATTATCTTCCTTCATTAATATATGTATAAACCCTTATAATAATAGGATATTTTTTATATTAAATATTTGAATACTATACATACAGCAATTATAGTAGTTATAAAGTTCAATAGAAGGATTAATATTACGAAAGGTATTAGATAATACAAGATATATAATAGGATTGGCTTTACAATCTCATATCTTATATTAGATTTTAATATCTCATCTTTAATAAAATCAATTATAATATTTACAATATTATTTTTATAATCTTCATCATTATCATCGCAATTGTCCTTGTCCTTGTCTTTGTTATTATCACTATCTATATCGGCCATTTTAGGAATCTTTCTTATTTTTGATAAAAGAAATAAAGATAATATTTCTAAACTTGTGTATATAAATATTATCATATTATAGAAAATGAAATATATTGAAGCGTTGAGAAAATATAATGAAGGGAAAAATAAATGGTGTATGCCAAGAAAAGGCTCGTCTGATTATATGATAATAAAAAAAATGGTCGATAAGAATTATCAAGGAAAAAAAGTTGTCGCTAAATCGCCAGATAAATCATCCGCAAAATCATTAAAACATAGCGATATTTATAAGTCCTTGTCAAAAGAGAAAAGAAATATAATAGATAAGGCATCAAAAAAGCCAAAAATCAAGAAATCTCCGAATCTCTTTATGTCCGACAAAAGGATTCAAAAGATACAAAAGTTTTTAAAGAAATATGCTGTAAAAGATAAATATGTTCTTGAAAATCGTATAAAATATTATGAATATCTTTTGAATTACATTAAAAATATTAAAAGCGAAGAATGTGTTAAGAAATATATAGAAGATAATGATACTAAATATAGTATTGCTGATAAATTGTTTTTGATAAAAAAGATAGGTACCGATAGTGTTAATGCCTCAATATATCTCACAGTAATGAAGAATGTATTGGGAGGCAATTTATTGGCTGCTAAAATAACACCGATAAGCAACGATAACTTTAAGGAAATTAATATTATGGATTATTTAACTAAGAAGGTTATAACAAAGGGAAAATCCAAGCATTTCCTTATGATGTACAAGTATTTTGTATGTTATAAAAATGATACGAGCGATTATGTCTCAGATAACAAGCGTCTCATAGCTATTAATGAATTGGCACACGGAGATTTGAAAACACTTGTTGAAGATAGAAAGGTCGCGGGAAATAGCGAACTAATGTATAACCTTTTCGTTCAAACATTTTTATCAATAGCATCGTTTCATAAACTGGCTAAAAATTACCACAATGACGCCCATTACGGGAACTTCTTATATCACAAAAATAAAGAAGTCGGATATTATCACTATGTATCTAATAAGAAAGATTATTACTTAAAAGCCTGTGAGTATAATATAATGATATATGATTTCGGGTATTCCGAGGATATTAAAGAGAAAAATGCTAAACATAACTTGGTAGATTACCTTAGAATAATCAACGCTTTTATGAATAAATATCACGGTTGGGGAGAATATGTTGATTTACCCGAACAAAGATTCAATAATGAAATGATACAAGTCCAAGACAATCTTATGTCTTATATAAGAAATCTAAGCAGTTCTTATGATTTAGACATTGTAGAGTTTATATATAATATGATACAGAATGGACCTAAAAATATGCACAATAATATCTTTACTACTATTAAGCCCAATAAGATAATAAATAAAACCCCTTTTGTAATTTAATTAGAACAGACACATCATTCATAACCTATATTTATTTTTAATATCATTATAAAGTAAGATATAATGAACTATAGTGATACGCCAAAAAACAAAGCTAATACTAAGAGCAAAACGAGTAAGTACTATACGCCGACATCAAAAACGCTATCTAAGAGTTCTGCGATCTCTTCCAGTACTTCCAGCAATTCCAGCAAATATTATACTCCAGCGTCAGGCTCAAGCAATCATAGTGATGTCTATAATTCTTTGTCGAAAGAAACTAAAACTATAATAGATGAGATATCAAAAAAACCAAAAATCAAGAAATCTTCCAACCTATTCATAACTGATAAGGCGATTCAAAAGATTCAAAAGTTTTTCAAGAAATACGCAGTTGATGAAAAATATACCCTTGATAATCGCGTAAAGTATTATAAATATATATATAATTATATTAAAGATATCAAAAATAACGAATGTATAAAATATAGCAAAGATAAGGCTGTAAAATATACTATAGGGGATAAATTATTTTTAATTAAGAAGATAGGAACAGAAAGTGTGGGCGGTGTTATATATCTTACTGTTCTCAAGAATGTATTGGGAGGCAATTTATTGGCTTCTAAAATAACCCCGATTATCAAGGATAATCATAGAGAAATAAAGATTATGAAAAAATTAACTGACAAGGTTATTTCGCAGAAAAAATCTAAACATTTTCTTATAATGTATAAGCATTTTGTATGTCATCCTATGAGCATATTAGAGATGATGAAGAAACCCTTAGGAAGCCAGGTATCGCCAGACAAACGCCTCGTTTCTATTAACGAGTTGGCTCACGGTGATTTAAAGATGCTTTTGGAGGATAGAAAAATAATCTCTAACGATGAACTAATGTATAACATATTTATTCAAACATTTTTATCCATTGCATCTTTTCACAATTTAGCCGGACACTATCATAATGACACGCATTATGGAAACTTCTTGTATCAAAAAAACAAAGAAATCGGGTATTATCATTATACATACAATAACACCTCGTATTATTTGAAAGCCTGTGAATATAATATAATGATATACGATTACGGGTATGCTACAAAATCTTACAAAAAATACAATAAAAAGGCACTACTTGATTATATCAAAATAATTAACTCTTTTATGAATGAGAAAGACGGTTGGGGATTTTATCCCGATTTGCCGAGCGCCGAGTTTAATGATGTTATGTTATTAATAAAAGACGAGCTAACTGTAGAGTATGACGAAGGAGATAAAAATTCTAATATACAAAGTATGATAGTAGACAAGTTCTTAATATTCCTTGTGGAATATTATTATCCGCACTTTAAGCTCTTTATAAAGAATAAGCCCGATAAAATCATTAATAAAATACCGTTCATTATCGGATAAAAATCTCGGGGAAAACTTCATTATTTTTACCGCATATATTTAAAAACAATAATAATAATTTAATATATTATAAAATGTTTCTGGAACCTATCAAAAGGGATAATAAACTAATATTGATATACAAAAATCCGCCTGTTAAAAACATAGTAGATGTAAGGATTAAATCTATTAATAAGCTGGCAAATAATACCGGATATGTATTTAACATATACATAGCGCCTTCCAATAATTCGGAGATAATAAGAGAGCTTATTGCGTTTGATAAGGAAATAATGAGCTCTATCGAGGATAATTCGTTAAAATGGTTTAATAATAAGTTTGATATGAGCGAGATAACCGAGCTATATCACAAATCCTTTTGTAATCAAACGAAAACAATCGGTGTCATACTGACATCCAAACAGGTTAAGAATATGCTTTATAATAATAAGGTCGTTCAAGATATCGACGATATCGTTAATATTATAAGGGAGGATAATACAGCTAAAAAATCATTCATTAATATTACAATTGAATATTACGGTCTCTATATATATAGCGAGACTACTTCTAACAAATGGATAATAAGGAAAATAGATATTTCAAATATAGATGATGACGATAATACCGTGAGTACGGATGAATTGATAGACAATTTTCAGGACAGAATCTATAATATTAAGAAAAAATGCAATGACAAAATTGGAGAGCTTAGCAAAAACATAGATAATATCCGGGACAATATGAAAACGATTGACGAATTATTGGCGGATTTGAAGAAAAGTTCGGAATCAACCAATGTTAATATAAACTATTTTCTAAATAAATTGAATACATTAATATTAAACCAAGAAGAAAATCTAAAATAATAATATATTTAAAAATATTTTTAAATATAATCTAATGTAAATAATAGATATATAAGTAGAATAAATATGGGTACTAATAAAAACGTTGTTGTATCTTTTTCAATAGCAATATTATTGCTTCTATCCTTACTATTATTATTAACATACAATTCCAAATGCAATCAATCGCATAATACCGCTGGCCCCGCTATGCAAAACTCATATAATGTAGGAAACTACTCCAAAGGCCCCGAACCCTTCTATTTTGAGAAATTCACTCAGAATGAACCCTCCGCACAAGAAGAACAATTTTATAATAGAAAACCGCCAACGAAAGACCAAGAAAACGAATTTGATGCAGCTGATTATTTTAAACAAAGAGAACTTGAAAAAAAATGGTACGGTTCAGGTATGGATACAACACCATTAGCGAAATACAAAAAAAAACCCTCGAGGCCACTCTCGGGGCCGCTCGCCAAATTTACTGACTATAAAGAGGGAACGAATGTAGAAGAAGGCTTTAACAACTATAACGAGGGAATGAAGGTAGAACCAATGGCCGACCTTGCTTCAGTTCAAACTGCCAATGAAGTTTCCCCTCAATGGTCCGCGAGAGCCAACCAGCAAACCCAAAACTCGCCTATGATGTCCTCGCAAGGCCCCGCTGGTTCTTTTAATGGAGATTCAAGCTTTCAACCCGTATCTAATATGGGCGGTATGGGCGGTATGGGAGCCGGAGCTGGCGGTTCTAACCAACAAGGAATGCAATCTTGCTTCCCTCGCGATAGATTAACCGCTGACGATTTATTGCCTAAAGATGCGGCTGATAGCAAATGGGCTCAAATAAATCCCTCGGGGGGCGGTAATATTAGCGACCAGAACTATTTAACCGCTGGATATCATGTAGGCGTTAATACCGTCGGACAATCGCTAAGAAATGCCAACTTACAATTACGCTCTGAAATACCCAATCCTCAAGATGCCGTCGGTCCCTGGATGATTAGCACGATAGAACCGGATTTGCGCCAAAATACCCTTGAAATCGGTAGCTCAATCTCCTACTAAATTATTTTTACCTTCTTATAATTATAAAAATGTACATAAGGAAAATCACATAAGAAATATACTATATAAAGATTTAAATGTGCGATTTAGGACAAAATCTACTTTTAAAATCTCTTACAGATTTTTACAATAAAAATGTTGAATACAAGATAATATTGAAGAATATCATTATAGGGAAACATAAGCTGTCTCTGCGAATCATTGAATGGCTTGTAACGCATTATGCGAAAAGCAACAATATATATTATTGGATTGATGACAATAAAAACATATATACCGATTTTCCGCCCGAAAATATAAAGGGTAATATTAGAAAAATCAACTTATATCACGATTATCGCGCACAATTAAAATCGTATTCAAAGTTTAACTTTGATTCTTTCAGGAGACACCATCGCATAACCTTCTTTATTAGCGAAGATAAAAGCGAATATATAGAAACGACTGTCGGGCAGCTCAACTTTTTCCGCTGGATTTTCAATAATAATATTATAAATTACGCTATTAATAACTATGATGTCATATATAAAAAAATGATTGATAATAACATATGTAAGTGTAAAGCCGTGGCTTATACCGACCACGACATAATCAGAACCAAGTGTCTATTGAGATTTGATTAAATCGCGCAATTCCACATTCTCCTTCTTCAGCTCATTTATATTTTTATTTAATTCTTTTATTGATTCTATCAGTAGCGGTATCATTTTTTCATAATTAACTGTCAGATAATTGCTGCCAGTTTTTGAAACAACATTATTTTCCGCATCATATGATATATCCGCCGGGGCTATGTCTATTAATTCAGGCAATATTTTTTGGACGTCTTGCGCACTAACGCCGAGCTCTCTCTTATTTCCTTTGATTCCCAAATCATTCGCCGTTTTATTGGGCTTATAATAGAATCCTTGCAATTTACTGACAATATCAAGCGGATTCTCTATATTACCCTCCCTATCCTTTAATCTTTCATCAGAAAAATCATCAAAAGTTGTAATAGCTAATGATGCTATAATATTTCCATTAACATACATATTTCCATTCACATCCAATTTATATTCAGAGTTTGTAGTAACAGTCTTGCCTATTGCAACATTTGAATAAGACATTATACCGTAAATATTTGAAGTCCAATTCGATGCTTTAAACTTCTCTGCTCCTTTAAATAAATCTCCAACAAAACTAATATTTCCATTAACATACATATTTCCATTCACATCCAATTTATATACAGAGTTTGTAGTAACAGTCTTGCCTATGGCAACATTTGAATATGACATTATACCGTCAATATTTGAAGTCCAGTTAGATGCTTTAAATTTCTCGGCGCCTTTAAATAAATCCCCGCCAAAACTAATATTTCCCTTGACATCTATGCTACCGTCAGTATTTACTGAAAATATTTCTACATCCGGTTCGCTATCTTTCAAAGCACTTATTATTTTTTTAGATTCACCCATTTGTCTTACAGTTAATGCTGTACTCATTTGATTAATGTTAGTTATATCCAATCTCTCAGTAGTATATACATCAGTATTCAAAGTAGTCGTTGAACCGTGAACAGTTAAATTGGAATTGATAATTAAATCACCATTATATATATCATCAATTATAAACTTCTTTTGCGTCCCTTGTGTTATAGTATCTGTATTGATATTTGTGATAAGCTGAGATAGATTAGTATTTATTTCGGATATGTAATTGGATTGTCTGCTGTCGTTGGTATCTATGCGTTGAGATATATTAGTATTTATTTCGGATATGTAATTGGATTGTCTGCTGTCGTTGGTATCTATGCGCTGTTTGATATTATAGTTAATATCTTTGAGATTATTTAATTCTCCAACAGTTATATCATTTATCTTTCCTGTAAATTGGATATCTCCTTCTACATCTAACTGGACTGTGGGAAGATTGGTCCCTTTTCTAATACCGATAAATCCATTACTAATCATTTTAAATAATTCAGTAGTTCCCTTTTTAATATTTATTATATCGGCGTCCGGTGTATTATTTTGCGAAGCTGTAATATTTAGCAGAGATTGATTGTCAGTAGCCGAATTGATATTCAATTGGCCGCTATAAGTGTTATTTGTTATGTATTTATTTTGCGTTCCTTGCGCGATATTATCTGTGGTCAGCGAAGATATGCGTGAAGATATCAGATTGCTCGTAGTTGTTATAGAGGTCGCCAAATAATTAGACATTCCGACATTTAAATTAGAGGCATATTTGCTAGTATTCGTATTGGATACTAATACATAATTGCTGACATTTTTATCAACTGCGTTGTAATCTGTGCTCAATAAATTGGATACATTTAATATGTAATTGCTAACATTATTATCCAGCCTCTTGTAATCAATCGTAAGCATATTAGAGACACTTAGGATATAATTACTACTGACATTCGTTTCTTTGCTGCTATTTTGTAATATATTGGAAACATTCAGGATAAAGTTGCTGATATTTCTGTCTAACAATTTATATTCGGTTTGTAATATATTGGATATGTTAAGAGTAAAATTAGATTGCTGCACATCATTATCATAAATCTTCTGCTTAACATTATAGTTAATTCCTGTCAAGTGTTCAAGTTCGGCTGCAGATATATTATTTATTTTTCCCGTATATTTAATGTTGCCTATGACATCTAATTTTTCTGTCGGGACATTATTGGCAATACCTATATTTCCATTAGAGCTGATTATAAATACTGCATCATTCAATTCCATATCATTCTTAGAATAGCATTCAAAGATATTTGAATAATTCGTATTATGTTTGATTTTAATACTGGGTTTGTTAGAAGATACATCAATATTATGGATATCTATGAAACCCGTATTATAATTTGAGAGATGTCTGTGTATTTGAGTGATAAGCGGATTAAAAGTAGTTATATCGCCATTTAATATCAAATCGCCAAATACTCTTAGATTTCCATTTGGATTTTCTGTAGAATAATAGGTACCTACATTTAAATTAGAATAAACTGTAATAGAACCGTCATATTGGTCATTCTTTATATATCTATTGGTTGCACCATCAGCAATCCCATCAAGGTTTAATTCATTTATTTGCTGTTGTACATTTTTAGTAATTCCTGAGAGCGTATGAAGCTCATTAGATGTAATAAGATTTATTCTATCTGCGAAGCTTATAGAGCTCATTTCAAGGGCGCCTGTGGGACTTGAAGATAATTTAGCTTCGCCAATAGTTATAGTATTGGCACTAACAAAAATATCCTTCCATCTAAGGTTTGAAGAACCTAATGAATATTTATCATTTTCGTCCGGAAGAATATTTGTGGCAACTCGCAAATCTTGCTGATTCGCTAAAGATATCTTGTTATTTATGATAAATCTATTATTTATACCTTGTGTTATTATATCGGCCGTCAAAGTACTTGAACCGGTACCACCGCGCACTATAGGAAGTATCCCTGCCGATGCATTACCCACATTTATATTAGTTATATTAGCACCGCTTCCAGCGATATTAGTGGCTGCCAAAGTATTTGTATCATTATTCCAGGATAGATTGGCGGATTGCAGGGGGGTATTTGTCCCATTGCCGACTACTAATAAACTTGGTACTAATGTGCTCGCACCTGTTCCTCCCTTGGCGACCAGCAATACACCATTTGTATCTGTTGATAGATTTATTAGATTGGCAAAAGAGGATGCCCCTGTACCGCCCTTTGCGAGTGGCAATATGCTGTTTGTATCTGTATCTAAGTTTATTAGATTGGCAAAAGACGATGCCCCGGTGCCACCCTTGGCGAGTGGCAATATACTGTTAGTATCCGTATCTAAATTTATTAGATTAGCCAGAGATGATGCGCCCGTACCACCTTTTACTATAGGCAATATTCCCTGTATTGAAGATGCCGATAAATTGATTTCGGCAGAATCGGAATTGAAGACTATGCCGCCATTTGCGGATGCTTTTATTGAAACGGTGCTCCCGCTAAGAGCAATACCTGTCCCTGCGGTTATCTCTGTTTTAGTAAATAGATTAAAGTCTATGGGATCCGTATTTAATGTAGTTATATCAAGCGAACTGATAAATCCGCTGTTTTTATTTTCAACACCTCTTTTGACGAATATATAAGAACCCTTTTTAATATTTTGCGAAGTGTTGAAATCGCTTCGTCGTTGCCAGGTAGAATATGTGGGACCAGATGTCAAAGTAAGTATATATATGCCGTTTTCAGCTTTGTTCGTCTGATTCTTTACTAATATTGAGCTTCCGCTCGTAGGCCAGACTCCGTCAATAATATTTATAGTGTAATCAACAGATCCGCTGAGATTGATATTCGCAGTAGTTGCCAAATCCGCATTTTCAAGTACTGTTAAACCAGATGCTACTGATGATAATTCGGATTTTGTAGCATAAGCTGTCAAATCAATATTGCTGTTTCCTCTTATAATACCTGATTCATCTACTGTTATTGTAATGCCGTCAACCTTTATTAGGCCCAAAGCAGAACCATTTACATCATGTTTTGCCACTGGCAATTTATCTATTTTAACTAAATTAGAACTATCAAATATTTTGCTATTTAAATCATTTAAATGAGTCGCTAAGGTATTACTCGTGCTTAAAACATAGTTAGATAAATTAGCTATTACATCTTGTTTATTTGATATAAATTTGCCATTTAATGTCTCAATATTATTCAATATTATTAGATTAGAAGAATCGTATTTTATTATATTATAAGCCATTTTATGCTATATTAATATTATTCTTTATAATAATATATACATAATAATATGGCTATAAATTATCAGGCATTCTCTAATACCTGTATTCTTTGCAGTAATTCGTTAATTTTATTTATCAAATAGTTGGATGTCGATGCGATGTAATTTGATGTAGAAGTCATTATATCAGCTCCATTAATATTATAAGACCCGTTAATTAGATTGATATTTCCAGCTACATTCAATTTGTGCGTATCAGTTGGCGGAGCCGTATCTATACCGACAGTATTATATTGCGTATTAATTTGTATTTGCGATGTTTGTGGTGGAGCTATATAGCTTGTTCCCTTATTCCATATTTCTGTCGCCGTCCAACTTGAAGATGGGCTGGGATAATTATTATCAAGCATCAAAGACGACTTATTTAAGAACAAAGAGCTGCCGATAAAACCTGTCGTTTTATTTTTCCAATATGCCGTATAATAAACGGTTTCTGTCGTATTTGGCATATCTTGATAAGAACCTGCGACATTAGTTATAAAATGCGAGTATGTACTTGATTCCGCACCAAGATTGTGAGATATCCAGCAACTCGCGCCATAACTGTTGTTTTCTATAATTCCGTTAGCGTTTGATATGTGTTCCCAGGAGCCGTTGCCGATTTTGCGATATAGGCGTAAGCCCCACCATCGCGAATCAGTCAAATATTCCATACCAATATGACACACGATGGATATTAAAATCTTAGAAGTGGCGTCGGAAGGTTTAATGGAGATTACGAAGCCATTTGCTATATTATTATTAATCGGTTCCCAGTCATTACCTGTTTTATATTCGGTTTTTGAATATGTTAAATGCTTCGTTTGGATAATCATTCCCTGCGACATTTCCAAAGATAGCGATTGGCCGTTCCTTAGGAATGCAGAGGCATTTATATTTCCACCGATATCAAGGGAATATTCGGGATTTTCTTTGTTAATCCCTACTTTGCCGTCGTTTATTATAGTAAATACTTCGGTATTAATATTAGATACTGATAAGATTCTTTCGCTTGAATTTTGTCTGATAGATAAAGCTCGTTCTAATGAATTATTTTCTATTATGATATTTTGCGTCTTTAAACTGCTCTCAATAATATTGCTACCATACACATATAAATTAGAGTTTATAGTAATATCTCCATTTATTCGTAAATTACTATTATAGACATTATTTCTAATATATTTATTATTGGCATTATCTAATGTAAGTATATCATCTGTATTAATATTCCTTATTATATCAAGTATATTATTTGAAGTATTTGCTATATAGTCAGCTGTAATAATGTTAGTAGAATCATTAAGATTTGCTGAGATTGATGGATATAATATTTGTTCATTATTCAAAGTATATTTTATATTGCCTGCTGTATCAAGAGATATAGATACTTTTTTATCGCCATTATTTAATTCCACAGTATTTATATTAATATTTTTGTAATTACCTAAATCATCTTTGATATCAAGATTACTATTATTTTTAGATAAAACGAGGTTATCCAAGAATATACTATTTCCGGATAAATACAGGTCATTCCATCTATTGTTTGGGGAACCTAAATTGCTTGCATTTGATATCTTAGGTATAATATTTCCGTCTATATTAATATCTCCTTTCAATTCCAGAATTGAAGAGGGATTTTCAACATTAATGCCTACATTTCCGTTACCCAATATAGTAAAAACATTGCTTACATTATTATAGGCTCTGAATATATCATAAGATTGATTTAATTGCGATACATTAATCGTGGTATCTGTTCCGTTATTACTAATTTCCAAAACCTCTGTTGAAAAAACATTGGTTATCAATGTTGTTTTTTCGCCGTGTATAGTTATGTTAGATGTTATAAAATGCCCTTTGACCTCTATATCTCCCTCATAGATTCCTCCAACTATATATTTATTATATACCCCATTTGCTACATCATCAGCTGTTAAATTATTTATTCTATTAGCTATTTGATTACTAGTCCCCATAATGTAATTAGTAGTATTGGCAAACAGAGTATCATAATCAGTCTTTAAGACATTGCTTGTAGCTAAGATGTAATTTGTGGTATTCTCAAACTGGGTATCATAGTCAGTATTCAGGTAATTGCTGACTGCTAAGATGTAATTTGTGGTATTTGCAAATTGAGTATCATAATCAGTCTTTAAGACATTGCTTGTAGCAAGGATATAATTTGTGGTATTGTCAAACTGAGTATCATAATCAGTATTCAGGTAATTGCTGACTGCTAAGATGTAATTTGTGGTATTGGCAAACTGAGTATCATAATCAGTCTTTAAGACATTGCTTGTAGCCAGGATATAATTTGTGGTATTGTCAAACTGGGTATCATAATCAGTCTTTAAGACATTGCTTGTAGCCAGGATATAATTTGTGGTATTGTCAAACTGGGTATCATAGTCAGTGTTGAGGTAATTGCTGACTGCTAAGATATAATTTGTAGTATTGGCAAACTGAGTATCATAATCAGTCTTTAAGACATTGCTTGTAGCCAGGATATAATTTGTGGTATTGTCAAAGATGTTGTCATAGTCAGTATTGAGGTAATTGCTGACTGCTAAGATGTAATTAGTAGTATTAGCAAATTGGGTATCATAATCAGTCTTTATGACATTGCTTGTAGCTAAGATGTAATTTGTGGTATTATCAAAGATATTATCATAATCAGTATTGAGATAATTACTGATTGCTAAGATATAATTAGTAGTATTAGCAAATTGGGTATCATAATCAGTCTTTATGACATTGCTTGTAGCTAAGATGTAATTTGTGGTATTGTCAAAGATGTTGTCATAGTCAGTATTGAGGTAATTGCTGACAGCTAAGATATAATTAGTTGTATTAGCAAAAAGGGTATCATAATCAGTCTTTATGACATTGCTCGTAGCCAGGATATAATTTGTGGTATTGTCAAAGATGTTGTCATAGTCAGTATTGAGGTAATTGCTGACTGCCAAAATGAAATTTGATGTTTCACTAATTATATCTCTGTTGTTGATAGTAATCTTGTAATTTTCATTTAATTCAGAGTATATATTGATATTCCCTCGCACTTCTAGTAAATTATTAGATACAGGGATATTATTACCTATAATAACAGTTCCATCATTTAATATTTTAAATACATCATTTATATTGTTTGAAATATTTAATATATTATATAGTGTATTAGTTTGTTTAATAGTTAGAGCACTACCGATTCCTTTATTTTCAATCTCTAATTGTTCTGTGGTATATATATCTGTGTATAATAATGTTTTTTCTCCATAAACTGTCAAATTAGATGCTATAAGATTTCCATTTATTTCTAAATCATCATTGTATAAATTATTTATTATAAATCGATTTATTAATCCATCGTATATATCATCTGCATCAAGGTCGCTTATTCTTTTTGATATGACATTACTCGTAGCCAGAATGTAATTCGTAGTATTATCAAAAACCCTGTCATAGTCAGTATTGAGGTAATTACTGACTGCGAGGATATAATTAGTAGTATTAGCAAATTGGGTATCATAATCAGTCTTTATAACATTACTTGTGGCCAATATGTAATTTGTGGTATTGTCAAAGATGTTGTCATAGTCAGTATTGAGGTAATTGCTTATTGCAAGGATATAATTAGTAGTATTAGCAAATTGGGTATCATAATCAGTCTTTATGACATTGCTTGTAGCCAGGATATAATTAGTAGTATTGTCAAAGATGTTGTCATAATCAGTATTCAGATAATTGCTTATTGCTAAGATATAATTTGTGGTATTCGCAAACTGAGTATCATAATCAGTCTTTAAGACATTGCTTGTAGCCAGGATATAATTAGTAGTATTGTCAAAGATGTTGTCATAATCAGTATTAAGGTAATTGCTGATTGCTAAGATGTAATTAGTAGTATTTGCAAACTGATTATCATAATCAGTCTTTAAGACATTGCTTGTAGCCAGGATATAGTTTGTGGTATTATCAAAGATATTATCATAATCAGTATTGAGGTAATTACTGATTGCTAAGATATAATTGGTAGTATTAGCAAACTGAGTATCATAGTCAGTCTTTATAACATTACTTGTGGCTAAGATATAGTTTGTGGTATTATCAAAGATATTATCATAATCAGTATTGAGGTAATTACTGACAGCTAAGATATAATTGGTAGTATTAGCAAAAAGGGTGTTATAATCGGTCTTTAAGACATTGCTTGTGGCTAAGATGTAATTTGTGGTATTATCAAAGATGTTGT